CCCACCGAAGCAAGCCGTCAGACTGCCGCATCGGTGTGAGCAATACGTACGTTCCCACGGGAATCGGTTGCGGCACGAACGTGCCAGGCAACCCGCCAGCGCCGATGCCGTACGCGTAGAACGGGTGCCCGCTTCGGTTGCTTAGTTCGCTGATGCTGATGGCTGAAGCTTGCAGGCCGCCCGTCTTCACGCTTGCGCCCGTCGGCGTCGCCGTGTTCAAGATGGCTTCGGACCAATCGTAGGTCCAACGGTAATACAACGTGCTGAGCACGCTGTAACTGGTGATGACGCCGAGCACGAACGTGCGCGGTTCATACGACGGCCGCACGCTCGACACGCGGTCGAGATCGCTTTGGTTGCGTTGGAGGTTGACGGCGTCGTTGCGGTTCATGTTCCACAGACCCACCAGCCATCTTCCACGTACGACTTCAACGCGGTATCACCCGAATAGATGTTGTTGAAGTCGGTAGCAGTGCGCGGAAGACGCATCCACTTGACCTCAGACAACTGGCCGCCCGTAGTCATCTTCGGCCGGCCATCGGCGTCAACCGTCGCCACCTGTGAGAAGTGGAAGAACTTGTCGTACAGGAACTCAAAGACAACTTCGTAGAACTCGCTGCCTTGTTCCTTCTCAAGGTTCACGCCTTCGCAAATCAGCGAGTACGCGGGGAAGCCACAGAACGTGGCGCTGTTGGTCGTGTTCGCGTAGTTCGTCAACGTCGTAGCCGCAGTATCCAGCGGTACGACGCTCGCGTCTTGCGTGGCACGCAAACGGATGCGCACCTGACCGATTTGCACACTCTCAAAGCCGTCAGCGCCAGTCACCGACGTGCCGCCGATGTCACTGGTGCTGTTGCTTGCCGTTGTCGGCGGGTTCGTCGTCCAACTCATCCGATGCAACTTGAGGTTGCGCGATGCGGTCACAAACGAGAACTGCGCCGGCAGCATCGTGATCGGCGTCGTCGTCGAGCACGGCGAGATCACGTACTTCGTGCGGAAACTGATCGACGCTTGCACGGCTTTGCCGTTCTCGAGTTGTTGAACGGTGATGCTTCGCGCACGGCAGAATTGTTGCCACGAACTACCGACGGCATAATCGTCGTAGTCGATGATCGGCAATGCGCCATCCGTAATCATGGCTTCGTATTCCGTCACTGGATTCAGTGACGAGCCGTCAAGTTTCGTGATGATGCGCACAAGGTTGATTTCGCTTTCCCCACCAAGCGCAACAGCGCGTTGGTCGAGCACGCGATCGGTCCACGAATAAACGGTTCCGGCTCCACTCATGACATCACCTGTACCAGTTTCGTCAATACCGTGCTGTTTTGGATCATCCACGCGCCGATTGCGTCGGCCATTCCACCACGGCCCTCGGCCATGTCAATGCGCTGTTGTTCAGCCATGCGCTGCTGGATCTGCGCTGCGCCCGCTTCGTTTGCCACACTAAGCGCCATCTCGTTGCGGATTTGCTCGAGGCTCTTGCCGCTCAGGAACGCGCCTAACCCTGCGCCCACAATTGTCGAGCCCTCTTGCATCTGTTGAGCCCACGCAACTGCGCCGCCTGCTCGGCCTGTGTCTCGGTCGGCGTAAGCGCCGAGGAACCCAGCACCAAAGCCACCAGTCTTTGCGGCAGACACTTGCTTTTCCATAATGGCAAGCCTCTCCAGAATCACGCTATTCGCTGCAAATGTTTGTTCGCCCGTGGTCTTGAACTTCGCGAGCGCTTCGCTGGCGCCCTTGGTCGCGTTGTTCATCGTTTCCATAATCTTTCCAGCCACGATCAGCGGCGACAACGCGCCCGCGACAGCGATGCCAGCGGTGCCGGCTGCACCGAGAGCGCCGCCAATCGCACCGAATCCACCGAGCGAGAGCGCTGATTGCGCGCCCGCCTTCAACACGCCTTGCGCTGCGCTTGGCTTCGCGCTCACGCGCTCCATGCGACGCGCCGACGCCCTCATCTTGGCTTCGGCTTGCTTCAACCCTGCGTCAACGCCCTCGGTCGAGACAACAACGGGTACGTGGATTTTCGGCAGACTAGGCACGTGCCATCTCCATAATTGCGGTTTGCACGGCGTCGCTTATGAACTCAACAACACGCGGTTGATGGCGTTGCGCAGCGCGTGTGATGTATTGACGTCGGTATATACGAGCGCCAAGCGCCGATTGTCGGCGTTTAATTCCCTTGCGCCAGCCGCGATCCTGTGAGAATGGCACGATGCGCGCGGCCTTGTTGCCCTTCCACTTGCGCACAAGTTTCGGCGGGGGCTTCGGCCCAACCACGCCTTCGGACAATCGAACAAGCCCCTTTTGAGGTGGACGCCAACCACCATCGTAAAGATGCGAGCGCTTACCGACGCGGTTGCCATCCTTGCGGACTCCGACGCCCGCCCAGATTCTTCCTTTGCGGTACGTCTTGGTCTTGACGGCGATATCTCGCTTGGTGCGCTTCGCCTTCGGCAACGCGAGCGCTTTCATCGTGCGCTTTACCGCTTCGCCCCAGTTGCGCAGTCCCTTGCGGACGATCTTCACGCGCATCTTCTTGGGAAGTTCCGACGCAATCGCTGCAATCCGTTCCAGGTCGTGCTTCGACGGCCGGAACTGGATTTTGTATCCCGCACTTCTTGCGTCGGTCGAGTTCACGTCGGATGCCGTCCCAATCGGGGATATCCATTTCCACGTTCAGCGCTGCAACGCTCAACGTGGCGAGGTCGGTGCTCGTTAGTGAGAACGCCACACGTAGCACCTTGCGTGCGGCGTCACTTAGTCCCGGCCTTCGGCGTAAAGCCGCTCCACCAGCGCTGAAAGTTTCTGCACCGTGAACGCGTCAGCGTTGAGCGCTTCGTCCACGCTCGCGAACACTGGTGCGCCGTTCTCGACAAGATGCCGAGCGACCATCCACGCGGAAAGTCGCTCGGGCGTCTTGGTAGAGACGTCGAGCGCCTCGATGAGGTCGAGCGCCGAAGGTCGGCGCAGCTCGACGGCGACGCCGTTAGGGAGCGTGCCGTTCCAGTTTTTGAGAGTGAGTGCGTCTCGAATGCTCATGCGATCGTGATCGTGCCGGTGTATTGGATGGTGAAGTTTGCGCGGATGACTTCGTTTGTTGAAGCCGTTGCGCTAAACGATTGAACAAACGCTTGGCCGCTATAGGTCATACCAGTGGAAAGCGTAATCAGTGCCGTTGCGCTGCCGCTTCCGCTGTTGATCGCGGTTTCGATCGCAGCCATAGCCGTACTGCCTTGGTCATAGAACATGTCGATTGTCGCGGTGCAGCCGCGGTTGCCGACAATGTACGTGCGCGGGCCCGTTGCAATGTCGGTCGTGTCGATCATTGTCGCATCGTATTGAATCGACACAGTGCCGAGCCCGTTTACTGCGGTTCCGGCCCAACTGAAAGACGCGAGCGCCGATGAGAGTGCTGCCATGGGTTCATTCCTTATAGTGAATCGTGATCGTGTTCGAGACTTCGGCGGGTTGCTGTTCGTCGCCTTCGCCGACGCTCGCAGCGTCAATGGTGTAGCCGTCGAACATTACCGCCGTAAAGTCAAGCCCGTTGTAGGTTCCGACGTCGCACGCGCTCGGAACGAAAGCCGCAATGTCAAGCGCCGCGTCAGTCGTTGTCGCGATCACGCGAACGTCGACGACGGCTTGCCAGTAGAGCGCGACGGCGCTGCGCTCGTTGCTCGTCACTTCGTACGTGATCGCCGGCAACGTGCTCAGTTGCGGTCGATACCCGTGCGTGATCGGATACGCGGCGAGTTGCGGCGTGTTGTCGAGCATGTTGCGGATGGCGGCTTCAAGGCTCATACCACTTCCTCCGCTTCGATCACGGCGACCATGTCGCGTTCATCGAGATTGGTGATTCCAGCAATACGGAACGTGCGACCACGAACAACAAGACGAAACGTTTCGTCGATGCCCCACTTTTGCAGCGAGTTCCAACGGCATCGGATTTCGGCACGCCTCACCGTTGCGACGCCGTCGGCGTACTGTTGCTCGGCTGCCGAGTCGGTGCGGAGATCCACCCACAACGGAGGGTTCCCCGGTGCTGCCGCAGTAAGATCGTTGAACGTGCCGCTGCGCTGGCCGAGATCGTCGGTCGTGCCGCTCGGTTGCAGCACCGATGCGGGGAAGCGAAGTCGGCCGCTGCCGATCATCGGAGCGCCCCACGCGCGCTGTACGCGTTCAGGATGTACTTCAGAGACAATGGCACTTCGGCGAGCGACGCCACCGAGGTTGCATCGGGGTTGGCGTACCACGCGCCGACGAGACCGACGATTGCTTGCTGCAATGCGTGTGGCACCTGTGCGTAGCCGGCTACGTAGGTCACGGTCGGATAGGTGCCTTCGTATATCTCGGGCGTTTCCTTGAACTGCAACGCCGTCAGACTGTCGGTGTCATCGACGTACCAATCTGCCGTCGGCATCGTTGTGAGCACGTTGCTGCCGTTGTAGTACGTCACCGACGTAACCGACGCCACGGGTTGAACTGGCAGCACGAATCGACGCCACCTGTCGAGTTTCGCGGTACGCGTTTCGCTCGCGAGCGAGACGCCAGTTTCGCGCTCAATCACTTCGCCGGCTGCGATGCAGAGCGTCGTAAGAATGACATCGTCCGCGTCTACGTCAATGCGTAAACGCGTCTTGAGAATGTCGATTGGGATGGGTGTCGCAGCCATGAAACCCGCGCTGGGGGTTTCCCCCCAACGCGAGCAAGGTAAGAAAAAGCGCTTCGTGAACTGCTGAAATCAGCAGGTGATCGCAGCGAACGCGTTCGCGAGCATGATCTTCGAATCGGTGCGCGCGTACGTGTAGAGGGTGACTTGGTGCGTGCTTGCCGCCGAGTACGGATCGACGAGCGACGTCATGCCGGTACGGTCGAAGATTTCGAAGTAGTTGAAATCACCGACCACAGCCCACACGAGGTTATTCGTCTGTGCGGTCGGCACGTATTGACCGACGCGGTACGGCACGGCGTAGATCGTGCCGGGCACGCCACCCGAGAGACCCGCGGTCTCGCTCACCTTCCAGATGTAGTCGGTCGTGTTCACCTTCATCTTGCGGATTTGGCGAAGCATCGTGTCCGACAACAGCCACTGAAAACGCGGCGAGTTGCGGTATTGAGGTGGCACAAGGTGCACGGTGTCAATCACCTTGTCGGCGTCAGTGAACGCGGTGATAGCGGTGCCGCCTTGGTCGTTGACTTGCGACAACGCGACCAACTTGGTGTTCATCGAGGAGCCCGCCACGCCTTCGGGCTGGCTTGAGCCCGTGCCGATGGTGTACGCCTCTTCCATTTTCAAGCCCATCGAGAGACCGATGCGCGATGCAACCCAATCGAGCCCGCTACCGATGCCGCCTTGGCCGATCGCGTCCTCGATGAACTCTTGGCTCATCTGAGTTGCGCAGACGTACTTGTACGGCACCACGCTAATCGCAGTGCCGAACGTCGGATCGGCCGGAGTGATCGTTCCAGCTTCGGCAACGAGGTTCGTCGCTGGCAGGTTGCCTTCAACGGTAATCGTGCGCTTGGAGTCGATCGACGTTACAGGCGCCATCGTGCGCAGCACGTTCGCCATGTACATACGCTCGACAATGCGGCGCTCGAGATCGGTCGGAATGCCGGCGCCAGTGGTGCCAGTTGAGAGCGCACGCATTTCGGCTTGGTCGCCACGCGCGACGGCGGAGAGCCAACGCTTGGCGTATTCAGGCGACGAGAGATCGTGCTTGACGTCGGCGACCTTTGGCGCGCGTGCGCTGAACTGCGGCTGTGCGCGCTCTTCCTCGAGCGCCTTCAAGCGCTCTTGCGCAGCGCGAAGCGCCGCACGGTCGTTTGCTGCACGCTCGACGGCGTCGAGGTCGGCATCGATGCGCGCGATCTTCTCGCGCTCTTCGCCGCTGCCGCGGATCTCAACGTGGTGCGTCTTCGCGCCAGTGCGTGCGGCGAATCCCTCGAGGGTCTTGCGGTACTCGTGGACGGTGCTTTCGATGTTGTTCAACTCTTCAGACATGGCTTGTCATCCTGTGCTTGTGGATTTCGAGCCGCAGCGCAGCGGCTTCAATGGCAGCCGCGGAAACGCTCCGCAGGCTCGATGAGGTCTTGTCGCCGTACGCAGCGTCAACCACAACGCTGAGCTCGACGAGTCGAGCAGCGGTGACGGTGCGTTCGGTGCGTCGTGGGTTCCACTCGTCGCGATCGACGTAGAACCCGAACGACATCTCGCCGCTCAGGTCGCCGCGCTCGAGCAACGCGCGCACGTCGTTGCCGACGCTCGTCTCGGCGAGATCCGCGGTAAAGCGCAACCCGCTCGCAGTGTCGTTGAGCGTCAGCGTTCCGCTGCGCGTGCGAGCGAGCAACGCGCTCGCGTTGTGGTTGAAGAGCAACTTAATGTCGGCGCCGGCGAGATCACCGAAAGCGCCACGCGAGATTCGCTCTTTAAATTGCGGGTTGAACGGCTCGCTGATCTCACGCGACCACTTGCCGTACGGGATCGCGAGCCCTGAGAGCGTGCGGCCCGCTGGTGCGCCAATAGTGACGCTGCGACGTTCAAGCGAAGTCATCGACGCTCCCTGCGCTCGTGTCGCTTCCGAGGTTTGTGCTGCCGCCGCCCGTGCCCATGTTCTTCGCGATGATTGGTTCATCAAGCCCGTCGAGCGGAGCGAGGTTCAAGTACTCACGTGCTTCGTTGCGCGTGATCACGCCAGACTCAACGCCAGTGCGGAGCGCCGCCATTTGCTCGGCGAGCGACGGACGAGAGATCATGTCAGCATCGAACGTCGCTTCTCCGAACGGTGCGAGTTTCGCGACGATCTCTGCCGCCCACGTTGAGAACCAGTGTTGCAAACACGCATCCACGTACATGCGGCTCAGCCATTCCATTGAGCCATAGGCGTTCGCACTGTGCTCGCTCAGGTACGACGTCGGCACGCCATAAATACGGGATACGTCTTCAACGCTGTAGCGTCGAGCCGCGGCGATGCCAGCGTCATCGAGCGTGCTGCTGATACGCTCGACGCGCATACCTTCGGCGAGCACAAGTGGTTTGCCGGCGTTCTCAGCTCCAGCGTGATGCTGTAGGAACTTCTCGCTGATGGACTGCCGAGCACCTTCGCTCAGCGGGCCCGGATGCACGAACGCCAACTTCGGGTTGCCGGCGTTCTTCATCACTTCAAGTTGCGAGTTCTCTTGTGCTGCGAGAATCTGCAACGACGTGCGACACAATCGAACCGGCGACTCACCCCACAAGCCGTCGAGCCCGACGGCACGTAGGTGCAGCATGGAGGACATCGGCACGTCCCCGTAGAGCCGTGTCTTGTAGACGGGCTCAGGCTTCGTGAGATCGAGCGACACGCTTTCGATGTCGAGCGGAAGCAACTCGAGCAACTCGCCGCCGAGCGTGCGGTTGATCACGGCGAACGCGTTGCCGTACAACAGCGCTTGCATCGTGAGCGCTCGACGGAACTCAAACCCGTTTTGCCAGCGGTTTGGTTGCTGAAGTAGAGCGTTCGCGGTGCGCTCGCTCACGTCGAGCGGCACGCGTGCAACGTCATTCGCGATGAGCGACGCCGCGCGGTAGACGGGCGTATATGCGAGCGCCGTGCCCGGCGTGATCGTTGGCATACCCGCGACGTCAAACGACGTCGGGAGGATGACGCCGTGCGTCCCCCAGTGCCCCAACCAACG